TCTTGATTTTCAAGCAACATAGATTGCTCTAAAGCAGATATTTCAGCCTCTGCTTCTTGAAGAATTGCATCTGCGTCGATTGTAACACCGCCTACCAATTGAACGTTCTTAAGTTTGCGTAGATTGTTTCCCCATTGCTTCTTGATTAGAGCCGTGGTATATTTCTTAAGGAAGGGGTCGTTCCATACTTGAGTAAAATCATTAGGGTCTAGGCGCCATGTAGCCTCGACAACAAACATCTGACCTTCTCTGACAGTAGACCAATCCAAATCGATATAAAGTCTGTCCATGTGTCTATTAAATCGCATAGGCTTGGACTTACCGCTTACAACATCCTTAAGAGTTGACTGATAAGACATCGCCATTGAATACGTCAACAACCCATCACCTTTTAGGGCAAACGGATATGTGCTAGCCATCAATTGCCATTCAATCGAAAATTGTCCAGATCCAGAATATCCCGTTTCTAGAACACGCTGAACACCTTCAATCGAATCATCAATTGGGAAATACTTGTTTTGAATTGCTGTAGCCGTTGCTTCTACTGGTAGGTAAATCTGGATGCTTCCGTCATAATGGTTCTCACCAAAAAATTCCAAAGCAACGTCAATCAAATCTTCTACTTGCTGATTCTCTACGTTAATCTGAATAACGGGCGCGCCAAGTCTACGTAGGCAATACGCTTTTAGTTCTTTTCTTGAGCTTGGTTTGCTAGCTGACATAATTGTTATCCTCGTACATGGTTTTTATTATTTATGGACAAAGAAAAAGCCCTCGTAATTGAAGGCTTTTCTCTAAATCTTATACCAAACGAAACCGCTTTAAGAACTGCTCGTATTCATACATGATTCGGCGGTTAACAAAGAATCCCATATTGCTATTATTTTTAATGTACTCTGCAGGCGTTTCGCTTTTTACAAGTCGCCTAATATAGAACCAAATATCTAATTTATCTTTGCCAAACATTTTATTTAACTCCCATCGCTTCTGCGAAAATTTGAACAATCTTCTCGTAACTATCAGCTGTATCCTTGTCGAGGCGTTCTTCTGCAAACCTCGGCAAAAACAAACGACTAGCGCCACTATCATTCTTCATGATTGAATTGGCCTTAACCGTAATGATTTTAGAATCAATCCATTGGGCCTTTTCTTTATTTATACGCTCACGATCTTTGTCCGTGAACCCTGACACGTTGACCTGAATCTTACCATCAGAACTTTCACAAATGATAGATCCAAACCATTTCTCATTTTTACCGTTGCCTGGATTGAATCCGCGAACAATCAAATCAACCTCAGCTTCAACCTTCAATTTAATTTGGTCTTTGGAAGTACCATCTGCCCAAATACCGTTCGGGTTTTTGATAACAGTTCCCTCGATGCCACGTGAAGTCAACTCTGTGTAATGTTGAAAGGCTTCTTCCAGGCTATAAACAATCTTGGTAGGGATTGGGTGAAATTGTGAACCTGACAAGGATTTAATATCCTGATAGCGGTCTTTGTATGCACGTTTGTATTTACCGCTTGCAACTGCATCAGCCATAGGAACCTTGTCCCAGATGTAATAAAACGGGCACTGGTTCTTTTCAAACACTCCGCCTTTAAGGACGCTGTTCAAAATGCCGTTGCCGATTTCTCGNGGAAGAACTTGCCAACCGTCATCTTCGCTATCTTTTTGCAGAACCAACAATTCACCATTNTAGCAAAAGCCTTTATCNGCTTTNNNNAGGAATTCATCAATGAAGGATTTGAATTCAACATTAGCAAACAAGGTGCCTGCCCGAGATGTGATGCTAACAGAACCGTCTTCTTTTACGAAAACATTAGCATACATGCCGTCTGCTTTCTCTTGAGAGAAAATACCTTTAGACCAATCAAACTTATCAATGTTGCTACCCTTCATCAATGAACAGCGCATGTAAGGATATTCGGGAATGGTTCCCGGGAACATTTTGTTGATTGAAGAACGATTGACATTACAACGCAAATCACCTTTGAGAACGTTTGCAAACACTTCTGTTTCTTCAGGTGTCAATTGTTCCATAATGGCTACAACTTCATCTCGTGCTTTGTTGCCTGTAATCTTGCGAGATGTCAAATCAACAAGACACATCTCAAATGACAACCACAAATCTTGCAATGTCTTGTTTCCTGATTTAGTCACCGCAGGAACTTTCTTGACGCCATAAACGAATTCAGGGCTATATGCTCGTTCAAGCAAACGAACGAATTGGGGACATTCTGTACCGAACTCTTTAATCTTTGCCTCTTTGAACAATCGAGAGTTGTCGCTATTCAAAATTGCAATGTACTGGGAAAATGTTTTCATAATATTAAACTTTCAAAAAATCTGACGAGGAGACACCGAAATACTTGTAAATCAAACCCTTGGGACCGTTTTCTTCAACCACACTCCAAACAACAATGTTATTTGACTTCTTGCTAACTTTACGGGATTCTTTCTTTGAATCCATGCTAACAGACCATTCGTTTTTATTAAAACAGCCAACTTTAAAAAGCTCGTCAAATTTGCGGTTTTTCATAATTTGTAAACATCGTCCTTGTTTCAATGAATTTATTATAACACATTTTCGGACAATGTCTACAGTTCTTAAACTTTTTTAGACTTTAATTCCCGCAAACCTTGCTCGGTTATTGTTAAGCGGTGGCTTATAGTTCTTGATCTCACCCGTTTCTTTGTCGATTGTCTCTCCCCTTTGTGGAGGGCTTCCATGAGAGATGGGTTTCGTTTTGGTCATCTGAATCTCACTCTCAGCATTGAACAATCGCATCTTTGAGCGGTCAATCCCGACAACAAACCTTAGCTTTGAAGCCATGTCTGAAAATCGATTTTTAAGCTGTTTGAACATGACCAAATTCTGAGCATCCAATTCCTCGGAACGCATCATAGCCAATAGAATATCAACCGTCATAGCCAAGCCATGTGACTCTGAAATTTCCTTCAATCCAACATCAGAGTTATCTGTACCTTCACGGTTCAATTGTGTCGCTGAAACAATAGCCAAATTCAACTCTGTTGCCAAGCCACGCAATTCTTCACAAATAGCCTTGACATATTGGTAAGAGTTTACCATGCCTGCTTTGAAGCGACTAGACGAGCAAATGTTAATGTAATCCACATAGATGATATCTGGGGCGAAGTCTTTCTTAAGCTTCAATTCGTTGACCAGAGACCTGAATTGTGTAACACCTGCGGAAGCCGTTGGGTACTCTTTTACAACCAATCGACCCTTGCAACCTTCAAGAACTTTGTTCAAACGTTTGGTGTATTCCTGCAATGATAGACCAGGAAGATCCTGCATTCTCATGTTTAGGATGTTTGCATCAATACGTTCCGAGATACGTTCTTCAGCCATTTCNAAGGTGATATAAAGAACGTTTTTACCAGCTAGAAGGTTTCGTGCNGCATTATGACAAAGGAAAAGAGATTTACCTGCNCCNGTTGATGCCGATACAACNGCCAAGATCTTCTTCGGCAATCCNCCNTTTGTAATTTCATTAAAGACATCAATGTCAAACGGCATCTTATACTCATTCGTTTGATGCAACATCTTATAGCGCTGCTCAATCATCGAGGTAAAATCATGTCCGATATTGGTATCAAACGAAACAGACAATGCCGACTTTAGGATTTCTGGAATCTGTCCTACGTCAGCTTTATCATCTTCAATCATAGCCGCTGCATCGATAATGGCATTAAACAACGCTTTATCTTTACAGAACTTTTCCGACTGTTCAACAAGCCATTCAATCGAGGGTGCTTTGTTTCGCTTTGATAGCTGTTGAATCATATCAACCGCACCATCATAGTCTTGTTGACTTACACCTTTAGTGTTTTTGACCTCAACCAATAATTCTTCTTGGGTAGGCGGTTTATTGTATTTACCTACGAACTCTTGAATCTTGCTGAACAGAATCGAATGAGAGTTCTCGGCAAAATATTCATCCTTCAAAAAAGGGAGAACCCTTCGCACATAATCCTCATTGTGCAAAAGGTTTCCCAAGATTACTTCTTCAATCATTTATTCTCCGTTCAATCGTTTCTTTGTAAGAAACAATTATATCATTCAGGATCGGTATTGTCTACAGGCGTTTCTTCAAAGTCTTTTAGACGTTCAATAGCTAGGAAATAATTGACCATGTTTCCTACGATAGTTTGCATCTCTGGATTATCAGCCAAAACCTTTTTATCAATGTCTACAGCCACATAATCGATTTGAAGGTTTTCACCGACCTGCCGAATCTCTCGGAGAATGATTGTCGTATCTTTGAACGGGCCATCTTGAATGACAATAGCACCAATGATACCTTGTTCATCCATCATCTCTCGTTCTTCATCATTGCCGACAGGGACGGAATAAAACGAAGGGATAACCTTCTTTAGTTCCGAGATGATTTCATAGATTTGATTTTTAGTCTGCATTTAGTTCTTCCTCTGTTCCCATAATTGATGAATCCATAACCAGTTGATATTTCTTGTTAATGAATTCTTTGAATTGACTACTCTTAAGCAATGAACCCCAAAACTCTTCAGTGTTGGTATCCTTTGCACGAAATTTACCCTCAATCATCTCACCTGATTCAGGGTTAACTTTTTGATACCATCCCATAGATGGTTTGATAACAAAACCCGATTCAATGGCGATATCCAATAGTCCAGACCATTTAGTGATACCACCGTCAAACATGACCGTTAAAGGAATTCGAGATTTCTCACGAACTCTACGACTCTTTTCAATGTTGATATTGAAGGTGTAACCGACAACATCTGTTCCCTCTTTTTCTTGAGAACGACCAACAATCCAGATATCATTTGCTGAATAATAAGAACCTGTTCCGCCGCCTACAATGTCTTTAGGGAAAAGACCGATTTCCTTATAGGTGTGATTAATAGCAACCATAGGAATATCTTTTAACGTCAGGTGGGGTGTAACCATACGGAACAAAGACTTCAATTGCTTAGCGCGTGACATATCAGCAACGGACTTTTCATTCATTGCATCTTCGACCTCTTTCTTGGAAGCCAAATTACCGATTGAGTCAATCAAGAAGATGATCTTGTCTCCTCGAACAATTTCACCAAGCTGAGACATAATGTCAAACTTCAATTGTTCAATGTC